TGTGACAAATAGCATTCTCTACGTGATGATTGGGTGTATGCATGTATATAGAAAGGATTATTGTCATGCAAAAGGTCTTTATAAAAGTATTGCATCGTTCTACGAAAGATTGCTTGATTACCCTGTCCGGGTATAGAAAGATTAACTAACGGAACACCTAAACGTTTTGCAATGATAGAGGCCCAACCATCTTTGATTGGATCTGAGATTCCGTGTCCATATGTGTAACTACAGCCGTTAACGACTAAGTGTGATATTTTTAATTTCAAATTGTAAAACTCTCTCCACAACCACAACGTGCTTTTTCTAAAGGATTTATGAATTCAAAACCTTCATTTAATCCTTGTTTTTGATAGTCTACTGTGATTCCTTCAAGTATAGTGTTAGCCTTTGGATCAATTAGTATTGAAAACCCATCGTATTCATTAATGATGTCTTCTTCATTAATAGAATCTGCAAATTCAAGTTTATAAGCATATCCACTACATCCTGTAGTTTCGATACCTATACGAATTCCAACGCCTTTACCGCGTTTGTCTAAATGGGCTTTAATTTTGTCTTTTGCGATTTCTGTAACTTCCATACTTGTATTTAATACCTTAATATGTTATTATAAAGTAATTTATATTACGTGTAAAGTGGATTGGGTTTATATTTTGAAGGCGCCGCGATCTTTTTTCATTGCAGACTTTGCCATTTTATCAACAGTCTTTTCACTATCAGATTGCTTGTCTTGACCTGGCTGAATGTTAACAGGTTCGTGCCCTTTGAATATTACTTTATCGCCTTGAATATTTGAGATTACACTTTTAAGAAGTGGTTTTTCTAACATCTTATACAGGTCTTGTACGTCAAGTATGATGTCATTGTCTTGGAATGTGTCGAGTAATTGATCTACAGTAAAGTTGTCAGCATCAATGGATCCGTCTTCAACGTGTTGTTTTAGTTGATTGGAAACAGCCACGATGCTGGCTGCCATTGCATTGCTGTCCTGAGCATCGACAAACTCGTAAAGCCTCATGTGCTTTACCTTCTTGCTCTACCGACTGGTCCTGTTGATACGTCTACGTCTACGTCTTCGATGTCTCCAACAACTTCTGGAGCATTAACATCTACTACGTCAGTGCCTTCATCACCTGTTACATTGATTGCAGGGTCAGAAACATCCATACTGTCAACACCAACTTCGCCGTCACCTAAACCTGAGTCTACATCACCGTCGAATGCGTCTACGACATTTCCACCTGTGATACCTGCTAATGCTTGATCAAGTTGACCTTTAACAGATACTAAACACTGATTTAATTCTGCGAGACCTTGTCCTGCTGTCTGATCAAATGCTTGTGCTTCGTTAACACCGATTTCTGTTTGAACAGAGTCAACTAATGCAGGCATTTCTTTGACTAACATGTCTGAAACTTCTTCTAACATTTTCTGTACAGAGTCAACCATGTCTTGTGCGGCTAAGATTACTTGTGATCTATTAACTTCTTCGTTTTCTGTAATGACTTTAGTTCTAGGTGCTTCAGGAGCAGTTTTATAATGCTCTCTAAGCGCCTGTTCAACAAACACTAACTTCATATATGATGGATATTCAGCGCCAAAGTTCTTAGATTCTTTTGCTTCAGCAATTAGACCTTTTACTTTGTTATGCATGGTTTGAGTTTGGACTTTGTTTAAGCCCTTAACTTTAAAGTCAACTTCAAAGTTTTCTTTCAAAGCCTTGACCGCAACTTCTTGTGTGTTTAAATCATTAAGTTTCATATTAAATTCCTAGTAATCTCTCATAGATATATTGTATTTATCTTGTTCCGCAGAATTTCTGGATTTTTTATACCGATTCTTTTTGTGTTCCTCAAAGATTCTACGTTGTTGTTCTTTAGATGTATTTATTAGTCTTTCTAAGTTATACACAATTTGTTTTTTGCGACCCAAGTCATCTTGTAATTTCGTTAATTGAATTAGTCTGTGATCTAATCCTTTATCTGATGTTTTATATCCTCTGGTATGTACAGCAATATCTAAATTAATGGATGCCATCTTTCCGTCTAGGCTATATACTTCATTTGCTCTTTCAGTATTACGATTATGAGAAAACACACAGTATGCCATTGCATTTCTAGCATTTATAAATTCGTAATTATGCTCCCAATCATTCGATGATACTGTATACAATGCAGTTTTGTCGTCTTTGCGTATTCTATATTTGCCAAAGGCTTTAATGCCATACTTATCATTACTGATATAAAGATTCTTTAATTCTTTAATCAATTCTCCTTTAAACATCGCCTTGATTTTATTACGAGCATCTTCTACATTTGTTTTCTTTTTCATACATTCTCCATAAAGTATATATTATTTAATTCAGGTGTAGTGTCTAAAAAGTTAGGCAAATCTACACTTTCGGTACCACATTTAATCATAGGTATTTCATGGCAATCTTTTACAAGATAGCCTAAAGCATCTAAGGTGTCATCAAAAACTGAATTGTTCTGTACTTTAAAATCAAACTTCCAATAATGAAAGTTACTGTCGTCTATTAAGAATCCAAATGGAGAGTCTTCTGCGTTTGCCTCTATACGATGAGGGTAATGTAATATTTCTGGGTTGCCTCGCAAACTTATGCATTGCAATATAGTATCAAAGTTTGCTTGTGAATTTCTTTGAACTTGCCATAACTGATGGTTGTCCCCAACAGGCTTTGACCTGTTAAGAACATTAGTATGAGTAATGTCAAACAATGTGAAGCAAGTTATGGTTTTCATGTTAGTATTTAGTAGCCAAAAAAAAGCCTCTAATAAAAGAGGCTTTTTAATTCTTTAACTAAAAACTTAGTTAGTGAATGTTGCTGATGCTACAACTGTTGATGTTCCACCAGTTGCTGTATCGATAGCAGATGCTAAAGTAGTTGTGTCCCAAGCGCCAGTAGGATATACTGCGATTGAAAGATCATCTGTTGCATCATTAGTAAACTCGTAGATGTAAACAATTGCTTTCTGCTGAATTGTTAACATTGCGATGTTTGCTAAAGTTGTGTTTGCGGCGATGTCTGCTAACTCAATGTTAAAGAAGTCTAACTTCGGTCCTTGAGGCTGAACAGTTTTTGCTGATTCAACTGCGTTAACGCCAGGGTTTGAATATCCAGTTGCGTCTAAACGTAATACTGGATAAAAGTCACCATTTGCTCTTGTAAATTGTGCCATTTTTCTATTCCTTTTTTGTAAGACTCGTTCCGAGCCTGTAATATTTGTTGTCCCTCACCATGAGGTTCATACTATTATTTATTCCGATTGCGAAAAAAACTGGTGATATTATTACTTTGCGGCGAGATTTTGAGCAGAAAAGCCCATTCTGTTGACAAATTTGAGTCCATTAGCAACGAAACCTTCATGTGTTTCACTGCCATCATCTAAGTATCCTTTAACAGGACTAGCCTCTGCGGCTTTGTCTAATTGATCTACGATGTTCTGTTTTAGATTATACAATGCAATCCAAATCTTAAATGCACCTATGACACCGTCTTTGTGAGCATTGAAATGGTTAGTAATTTTAGTACGCATTGAGTCAGTCATTGGACGTTGCTCAATGAATTGAAGGAAATCATTATATAAGTTAGATAAGTCTTTTGCTACAATCTTTTTATTAATGAATACAGTAAACAAAGAGTTGAATGCATTACGTGCTTGTGGTGCTGAGTTCATTAAAATGCGAACAGCATCACCATGTTGAGCAATTTCTGCTTCTGCTTGTGACTTTAACTTAGTAGGCATCTTAATCTTAGGTGTGATTGGCATTTTACTAGGTACAATTGCAACATCACTATTGTTATGTAAGTTGCCTATTGTGCCGTCAAGTGATACTGACTCATCTGTAGTTTCTGCATTTGCTGGAATAAATGTGTGTACACCTACCCCTGCTGTTTTGCCTTTAAGCATATGTCCAACTTCACTGTCTGCTTTAACTTTATAAGCAATACCATTTGGATTCATTTTAAATGAATAATAACCATCTTGGTCTTCCAATGGTTTTGCAAATAACAAATCTCCCCAATAGTAACCTACTGAGCCTCGGTCTGCTTTTTCTAACCCAGGCCAAATATTGTCAATTAACTGATATAAGTCACCTCGATTGACACCTCTATTTTCATCATATTTTCTAAATTCTTGTGGGGAATAGACTCGTCTACCTGTACCGTCTTGTTTATTGAACATGTGTTTGTCCATGATAGAAAATCTACCTTTCTGATCACGTCCAAAGATAAGAGCAGGATATCCGTCCCACTTAATTGTGATTGTGCCTGGTTGTGCTATTGTTTGTTCTATTGCACTGATTGCTTGTCTAGCACCCTGAACGTCGCCTAAGAACACTAAATCTTCTGGATGATCTAAGTGTCCTTTTGCTTCGACTAAATTGATTTTTTCTAATGTACGTAAAGTATTAGATAATGATTCACTGAGGTTCATGCTTACCTCGATTTCAGTAATGCTACTTTTTCTGCTCTAATTGCTGATTGAGTTTTAGATTCTTTAACCGCTTGTTTTTGTGGGAGTTTTGCTTGATAGAAGGTTTTAGGATCCATCGCATACATTTTTGAATACTTTTGTTGATCTTCTGCTGATAACGCCTTACCACTAGAATCAATCCACTGTTCTCCGTTATAAAAATATTCTGTTCCACCTGCATCTTTAATTGCTATGCCTGCAGGTATCTGTACAGGCTTCATTGGTGTTTCTTTTGATTTTAATTCAGGTTCTTTTGCACCTTGGGCTTGTACTGATTTCTGTATTACTTCTGCGCCAGGAGCATTCTTTGCTCCTATAGGAGTGACCCCTACTGTAGAAGTTGCCGCCCAAGCACCGTCTGCTAATTGAATTAATATGTCTCTATCAATATCTGGTTTACTTGGATTTTTTGAGTTATTATAAACATGTTCTAAGTTATCGATGATTTGATATAATACATCTTTACTTTTAGTATAGTCTACATTTTGCATCCACTGACCAAACCAGTCTCTCATAAAAACACTAAGCATTCTACCGCCTGATGTTTCTACGTCTGTTTCTTGTGCTTGTTCGTCTATGATACTTTCTAAGACCATATTCATTTCGACAAACTTGACCCATTCGTTAAGATTACCGTTCCAACCTGGATATGCCCTTCTAATTTCTTGTGTAGTCAAACCTTTATCAACTAAATCTTTAATACTGTATTGTTGCCATTTCATTCTACGTTTAGTTGGCTTTAAGGGCCTGTTGAAGCCGTCTGTTTCTTTACCGTAATTTGACATGTCAGGCTTATACTCACCGTATTTTTCATGTCCCTTCATTTTAGGATTAAACATTCTTCTCATTTTTTCTTGGAAGCCAGGCATCAAACGTTGTTTGTTATCTGGATCCATGTTTCCTTGAGAATCTGGATTGTCATCACCAGTTGCTGAACTTGGACCTAAGGGTGGGTTAATTAATCCTGCTTTAAGCCCTGAATCAAGTGTACTCAATGCATCACTAACAAAATCTCTTACAAATAATTTGTATGCTAATTTATCTTGTCTTGTTAGTCCACCTTTAAGTCCTAGACTAGGCGCTTTTACTGTTGGTCCACCTGTACCGCCCATCCCACCTTGACCGCGGTATCGTTTGTCTCCAAACATCCAGTTACTTAATTTGTTTTCGTTGATAATGACTTCATCAAACTTCATTAGTACTTACCCTTGATATTTTTTAATCGTTTTTGAAAAACGAGTCTTGTCTCTTCCTCGGATAGCACTTAGCAGTTTCTTTTCTAACTGTTCAGCCTGAACGTCATCATAATTGCGTTGGATGAATTCGATTAGATTAACCGCACTAGTAATGATATTGTTGCCACGAGACTCGACAATATGTGGGATATCTCGGTTGCTACCAAAATTTTCTAGTTCTTCTAAAAGGCTTTTAGTTTTTTTCTGCATAAGTATAATTCCTTACTACTATTTAGTCTACCATGACCATTTTGGATATTATTTGTCTTTTAAAGTATTGAGTAATGACTTTAATTTTGTACTTTGGACATCACCATTTACTCGTTTTTGCTCGGGCTCTACTTGATTTTCTACTATTTCATTAGTCTGCCCTACTTGTGATGTTGTTTTAAACTTATCCATGATAGATTGTGCAGATGGTTGTGATGTGTTGTGCGTTGGTGCATTAGTTCCTGGGTCTGTAATACGCAATGTTTCTATATCGAATGCTAATTCTACTTTTTGTCCTACCCCTGAACTTGATCTTGTCTTCATTAACTGAATTTGATACTGACCACGTTCTCTCATGCTACGTGATGTAAAGATACCGAACACGTTATCTGCTGTATTGATTTTTGATATACCACCTGAGATATGACTGTGATCAAATTCAATTTCATCAACTGAACTTCTGTTTAACTGTGATGCAGTTACGAATACTAAATCAAACTCTTTCGCCAAGTTACGTAATTCTTCTGATACATATTTGTCTTTAACAAACAAGTCACTAGGACTTACTTTAGCACTTACTGGCATTAACAAATCCAAATAGTCAACGCACATAAAGTCTAGTTTCATACCTGTTTGTATTTGTAATTCTTTGACATATGCTCTCAAATCATTTACTGTAGATTGAGCAGGCATATATTTAATTCTAAAGTTACCTGCGGCTTTTTGTTTCATCTTAACTTTCATTTCAACATTGTCTAAGTCTTTAAATACTTCCTTAGACTTTGTATCAGTCAACATAGAATCGATACGCATTGCTGATAGTTCTTCACTCAATTCTAGTGTGATGTATACGCCTGATAAGCCTTGCTCTACCCAATTGACTGATAGATTTTGCATGAACAATGACTTACCTGAACCCGAACCCCCAGCAAAGATTTGCAGTTCACCTTTATTAAAACCCCCATAGAGTTTTTGATCTAAGCAGGGCCAACCACATGATACTTGACCGTTGCTAGATTTAAGATGCATAAGACGAGCCCTAGGATCTTCAAAGTAATCGATACCNAAGTCTCTTTGTAATGATATTTGTACTGCATCTTTAATTAACTTTTCAACAGGATCATAATCACCTTTCTCTAATAAGTCTGCTGATGACATGATTGCTCTTTCTAATTCTTGTCTGCGAGTAAACGATTCAAACTCAGTCATAAACCATTCGTAATGACCATCATCTAATTCATCAACTGTGTCGATTGTTTCGCCTGTTGTTGCTTTGATTTGCGTAGAGTCAGGCAATACCTTATATTGCTCTGAATGTTCTCTCATAAACTCTGCGACAGGTCTTAATCTTCTATCAAAGTTTTCTGCGTTAAAGATATTATTGACCCTAACAAACAACTCTGCGTTTGTTATCATCATTCGCAAGAATAATTCTTGTACTTCTACGTTAAATTCTTTTAGCAATTTTATTCCTCATAACTTCTACTTTAATTTTGCTGTTTGTTGCGGAGTCTAATATACTTAGTAGAGTATTCAGACGACCATATTTAATTACAGCATCATTTGCATCTTTAATATCTTCTGACCAGTTAGGTAAAGACACATCAAAACCTAGTTCTAATGCTCTTTCGCATATACCTAATCCTGTTTTATCCTGATCAGGAACAACAATAACACGTTTACCCAATTTGTTAATGACAGCAACTTGATTGTCATTAATTGTGTCATGTGTCAGTGCTAAACCATTCATTGAGATAGCATCAAAAATACCTTCAAAAACTAATACGACTTCCCATTCATCTTTTTGTAAATCAGTACCAAATACATATCCTTGTTGCTGATCATTTATGAACTTAGGATTTCTNTCGTCCATAAATCTTATTGTACTNCCAACAACTTTATTTTCATATGTATAAGGGATAATTATACCCTGTGCTTGTCTACCCTCTGCATTAGGATTGACCATAAAAGGATAGTCGTTGTGTTGCAA